AGCTGTAAAGCTTGTCAGGAGATAGTAGCGTAATGGCTTATACTTTAGATAATTTAAGAACTGATATTAGAAATTATACAGAAGTCGATGATAGTGTTCTATCGAACACAGTGTTAGACACTATCATCAAAAATACAGAAAACAAAATTTATAGAGAAGCTGATTCTGACGATAATAGATTTTATGCTACATCACAATTAGTTACAGGTAATAGATACGTAACAATTCCAGCAGATTTAAGATTTATAAGATATGCACAATTAAAAAATTCTGCGGGAGATCAGGTTTTTTTAGAAAAAAAAGACACAAGTTACATGGCAGCTTATTATGATACTCCAGGTACTCAATCTGGATTTCCTAAATACTATGCAAATTGGGATGCAGAATTTTGGGTGGTAGCACCAACACCTGATTCTACTTATGAAATTACATTAGCATATGTAAAACAACCAATAAGTATAACTAACACAACAACTCCAACAGCTGCTCCGGCAGCCACAGCTGGAACTTATGTATCTAATAAATATCAGGATTTACTTTTGTATGGATGTCTGGTAGAAGCATATGGATACTTGAAAGGTCCTGCAGATATGTTACAATACTATATGCAGTCTTATCAAAAGGCTCTTCAATCGTATGCGATCGAACAACAAGGTCGTAGACGCCGAGACGAATACCAAGATGGTGTTATTCGTACTCCTCTAAAATCACCATCACCATAATATTAAGGAGATAAAAATATGACAAACATAGTACCGTTTTCTTTTAAAGGTGAACTTCTTTCTGGAACGCATAATTTTGCAAACGGAGGAGACACTTTTAAAATAGCATTATACAACGGAACAATCTCAGCTACTTATACAACATCTACTGCAACTGTGCAGACTAATGATGAAGTTTCTTCTGGAGGTGGTTCAAACTACGCTAGAAAAACTTTAACTAGTCAAGCTGTCGTAGCAACGACTGCTACTGCTTCTGTAGATTTTGCAGATGTTACTTGGGGTGCAGCAACAACTGGAGCTGCAACTTTTACTGCAAATTATGCAGCGATATATAATGATGACCAAGGCGATAAGTTAGTTGTAGTATTAGATTTCAACGGAGCAAAGACAGCAACGAATGGTGATTTCACTATTTCGTTTCCTGATCCAAGCACGGCGAGCAATGCTATTATTAGTTTAACATCGTAGGATTTTAAATGGCGTTTAAATTAAATGATAGGGTAAAAGAATCCAGTGCAACCACTGGAACAGGTACGTTTACACTAGGTGGAGCAGTTTCAGGTTTTGAATCTTTTGCTGCTGGTATCGGTGGAGGCAACACTACCTATTACTGTATCTTTGAGACAGGAACAAATAGATTTGAAGTTGGTTTTGGAACTTTAAATGGTGGAGCAAGCACTTTAGCTAGAACTTACATTATCTCCAGTTCTAACAGTGATGCTGCTGAAAATTTTCAAGGAGCAACAGAAGTATTTTGTACAGTACCTGGTGCAAAGATAGGTTTACCATTTCCAGAAGAGAATGCCTCTTCATCAGCGCCAAAAATAATTACTGTTAAAGTAGCGAGTAAATCTGGTAATCACCCGTATCAAGGTGTGGGTTCTGGTAATGCATACTACCTAGATGGATTAGAAGCACCTGCTTTGAGATTAACTGGTGTGGATGCATCAAACTCTGCTTACGCACAATATTATAGATTCGATCAATCGGATTCATCAAACAGTGGACACCCACTAAGATTCTATTTAGATTCTGCTAAAAACACAGAATACACGACAGGTGTAACAAACACAGGAAGTTCACCTGCACCTGGATCGTCTGGAGCATACACACAGATCGCTGTCGATGAGACAACACCAAATATTCTATATTATCAGTGTTCATCACACGGTTACATGGGTAATCATGTTACAAATATTGGTAATAAAGTTAATTCTAATCTAGTCACAATAGGAGATGTGACTGTTGGATCTAAATTAAAATTACCAACAAATACGGCTAACAAAATATTAGTTGCAGATGGTACATCTTTTGAAGAAGTTGATATGTCAGGTGATGCAACAATCGCATCTGGCGGAGCATTAACACTAGCTAACTCTGGAGTATCAGCAGCTAGTTATACAAATTCATCAATCACAGTGGACGCTAAAGGTAGGGTTACTTCAGCATCTAGTGGAACAGCAGGAGCTACAGCGGGTTTTGCCGTTGCAATGGCAATTGCGTTATAGTATAAGGAATAAATTATGGCACAAGATTTTAAGAGATTCGGAGATCAAGACGTAGGAACATCAGCAGTCACTATTCATACTAGTAATTCTAACGATGCTATAATTTCTATTCGTCTTGCAAATATAACAACATCAACAATAAATGCAGACGTATTTATAACATCTTCAGTAACAGGTGGTTCTCAAGATCACTACATAATCAAAAATGCGCCGATAGTTGCGGGCGGATCGCTCGAGCTTATAGACGGTGGAAGTAAATTAGTAATGCAAAACGGAGACGTGGTAAAAGCACAATCCAGCGCTGCAAGTTCTTTAAGTGTTTGGATGTCTACGGTTGATGCAATAAGTTCATAGGAGTAATTATGGCGTACGTAGGAAACGTTCCAGCACGAAGTTTTATAAGTTTCGAGAGACAAGTGTTTACAATCGTAAACTCTCAGACTGCGTATACACTATCACATTCCGTAACTAACGAGAATGATATCAGACTTGTTGTAAACAACATTGTCCAAGAGCCAGGATCAGGTAAAGCATATACTGCATCGGGCACAACTCTTACACTATCAGCGGCATTAACAAATGGTACAGACGAAATGTACTGTGTATTTTTAGGAAGAGCAATAGGAACAGTCAACGCTCCCGCAGGATCCGTGGGCACTTCACAATTAGCAAGTGAAGCAGTTACAGATGCTAAAGTAGCCTCATCTATAATTACGGGTCAAACCGCAGAAACAACAATTGCTACAGATGATTTAATTTTATTATCAGATACTTCTGCCTCTGGTGCATTGAAAAAAATGACTAGAGCAAACTTTGTATCTGGTGTTGGAGGAACTAACACTCCATCTTTTTATTCTCAAATGAGTGCTAATCAATCTTATAGTAGTTCTGGAGCAATAGTAAAAGTTCAATTTGATACTGAACTTTGGGATACTGATAGCGATTACGATCATTCTACTAATTATAGATTTACACCTTCAGAAGCTGGAAAATATTTTGTTCATGGAATTGTTTATAGTGCAACTTTTGCTAATGCCAGTATGGCTGGTGGTGCGGTTTATATAAAAAAAAATGGTGGTAACTATCAAGGCTCTGCTGGTAACAATTCTCATAACACACCAGATTTTCAAGCAGTAGGTATTCCATTTGGCATTGCAGTAGATATGAATGGATCTAGTGATTACATAGAATGTTTCGTTCAATTAACTTTTTCAAGTGGCACTTGTAATATTCAGCATGATAACAATGGTAAAGCATCATATTTTGGAGCATACAAATTAATCGGAGTTTAATAAATTATGGCAATAGATAAAGTAACAACAGCATCGATAACAGACGCAAATATCACCACAGCTAAATTAGCTTATGATGCCGCTCCGTTTAGAAATATAATTATCAACGGAGATATGAGTATTGCTCAAAGAGGAACTTCAACAGCTTCTATAACAGGTAACACTTATGCTTTAGATAGGTTTTTATTATCTTTTAGTGGCTCTCAAGGAACTTGGACAGTTGCTCAAAGTTCAACAGTTCCATCTGGTCAAGGTTTTGCAACATCTACAAAAATAGATTGCACAACTGCTGATGCTTCTCCTGCTGCTGGAGATAGAATATTTTACGCACAAAGAATTGAAGGTCAAAATTTACAATATTTAAAAAAAGGAACGTCAAGTGCAGAAAGCACAACTTTATCTTTTTGGGTAAGATCAAATAAAACAGGAACGTATATAGCAAATCTTTTTGACAACGATAACTCAAGACATATTTCTAAATCATATACTATTTCTTCTGCTGATACTTGGGAAAAGAAAACAATAACATTTGCTGGAGATACATCTGGAACATTTGGAAATGATAATGCAAGAAGTTTAGATTTAAGATTATACTTAGGAGCTGGAACTAATTTTACATCTGGAACTTTAGCAACATCTTGGGAAAGTGCAACAAATGCTAATGCAGCAGTAGGTCAAGTCAATCTTGCAGATAGCACATCAAACGAATGGTATGTTACAGGAATACAATTAGAAGCTGGAACATCAGCATCTGATTTTGAGTTCTTGCCTGTTGATGTAAATTTTGATAGGTGTCAAAGATATTTTCAAACTTGTTTTTTACAATTCTTTGTTCTTGCAAGATTTAAAGCAAGTAGTGGAAATCCAATAAATTGTTTTATTTATCCTAAAGAAATGAGAGCAGCTCCTACTTATGGTACAACTGGTACATTTACAACTAGTTCTGGTTTTGCTGGGACACCAACTGGTGCAGATATAAAAACTATGAGCATTGCTTTAACTGGTGCAAATTCTGAATCTGCAAACGATATTGTTTATGCAAATGATGGAAGTATAACTTTAGATGCGGAATTATAATTATGATTAATAGTGTAGAAAAAAATTATCATCCAATTACAAATAATTTTGATAATTATAAAATGATTAAAAATGGTGTTACTTATTATGTACCACTAGACGAAGAAAATACAGATTACCAAGAAATTCAAGAATGGATAGCAGATGGTGGAACAGTTATTGATAATCCACCGGAATAATGTATAAACAATAAAATAAGGAGAAAAACTATGGCATCACTATCAAGCAAGGTCAAGCAATATTGCGCCGATAACGGCGTGGCATCTGTTGACTTTACAAAGGACGTTTTGCTTCAGGATGACTCGAACGGTCAGGGCCCTTACATCAAGGAATGGAATGTTTCAGGTGTATCGCAACCAACTGATGAGCAACTGAACGCTGTAGATTCTGCTGCAGATCTCGAAGAGAGACAAAATGCGGTAAGAGCTACAAGAAGAAACGCCTATGGTGATTGGGGCTCACAGCTCGACATGCAGTACCACGATTCAAAAGATGGTACATCTACTTGGGAAGACCACGTAGCAGCTGTCAAAACTGCAAACCCGATCCCTACAGAGTAAAGGATAAAAATATATGGCTTACGTTGGAAAAGCACCCCAGACGGGCGCGTATCAAATATTAGACGATATATCAGGATCGTTTACTGGATCAACAGATGGACCGTTTAACTTAACGGTTGGTGGGACAGCTGTGCTTCCAGGAAACGAACAGAGCTGTATTATATCTATCTCGGGTATTATTCAGGATCCAGCTGCATACACAATTTCTGGTTCACAGATTTCTTTTAATGGCTCAAACCCAGCATCGTCAGATACTTTTTTTGGAACTGTGCTCGGTAATACTTTTGATATTGGTACACCAACCGACTCAACAGTGACTGCAGGAAGTTTAGCCTCAACATTTTTTATGAAAAACAGTCAGACGTTTACAAGTATATCGATGGCAGGTTCTACTAACGGCGCGTTAGTTGGTCCTGTTACAGTATCAGGAACAGTGACTATACCATCAGGGAGTACATTTGTAATTTTATAATGAGCACATTAGAGACAAACTTAATACAACCAAGCACAGGCACTACTTTGACAGTTGGTGCTTCGGGAGATACTATAGATATTCCTTCAGGGGCTACTTTTGATGTGACTGGTGCAACTGTTACAGGTTTAAGCGCAGGAAAAATTTTACAGGTAATTCAAACCAATAAATCAGATATGGCAAGTTCTACTTCTCAAACTTATGCAGACATAAGTGGTTTAAGTGTAAATATAACCCCTTCATCTACTTCAAGTAAAGTTCTTGTTTCATTTTTTGCACAAGTAAGCACTAACAACCATGATGCTCAAATACGATTGTTAAGAGATAGCACAGAATTTGTTGGATCAGGTGCAAGTAATGATAATGGAACTGTAAATGCTAGAACGTATCAAGGCGATTTAATTAATACATTTGGTACAATGTATCTTGATTCTCCTAATACAACATCACAAGTTACATATAAATTACAATGGAGATTAAATGTTGCTCAAACTGTATATTTAAACAGAAGAATGGGAGATACTGCCTTTAGCACTATCTCAAATATAACTGTTATGGAGGTAGGAGCATGATTGCTGAAGCAATACTTAAAATTGATCCTAATGCACAAGTTTCTGTAGATGCAGAAGATATAAATAAAATAACTTGGCATGATGGAAATCCAAACGGTATTACTATTTCACAAATAGAAGCACAACTACCTATAGTAGAAAAAGAGATGGCAGACGCAATAACAAAAAAAGCTAATGACAAAGCATCAGCAGATGCTAAATTAAAAGCTTTAGGATTAACAGACGACGAAATAGAGGCATTTAGATCATAATGGCAAACGGAACATTAAAAGTATCGAATATACAAACAAGCTCTGGATCAGGAACTATTACTCTTGGTCAATCTGGGGAGACTATATCTGTACCTAGTGGTGTTACTTTTACAAACTCTGGAACAGCTACAGGTTTTGGTGGGAATAACACTCCAATGTTTTTGGTAAGTGGTGGAAGTGGAAACCAAACTATTAGTCATGCTAGTGGAACAACCATTGTTTATAATCAAGAAATAATAGATACTGATAATGCTTTTGCTTCTAATGTATTTACAGTTCCAAGCGGCAAAGCAGGTAAATATTTTTTTAGTGCGTCTTGTCAAATTGAAGATGCACAATACGATGTAACAAGATTTATTTTGGAAATTCAAAAAAATAATAACTCTTGGAGACAATTAGCTTTTAGATTTACTTCTAATAATGATTTAATGCAAGTTTCTCATACTGTTACAGCTATAGATGATGCAAGTGTTGGAGATGAATATAAAGCTAAAGTATATGTTGAAACAGCAGATAGTGGATCAGTGATTATTGAAAATGGCTCTACATCATATTCAAATAACTGGTTTCAAGGGTTTAAATTATTATAGGATAAATTATGACAAGTATATTAAAAGTAGACACGATACAGGACACAGACGGTAATAACATTATCAACGAGAATAGTAACACGATTACTATCGGTGCATCTGGTGACACGGTCACTATTCCTAGTGGTGCAACTCTTGACGCATCAAATGCAACTTTATCGGGTTTCGCAACTACTAATGGAATTACAATGGCTGATAGTTGGAGAATAACTGCAGCAGTTACTTTTTCTACTCAACAAACTATTGATAGTAATTGGGAAAGAAATGATAGCTCTGGCACTGGTACGATTGGATCAGCAATGACACAATCTTCTGGAATTTTTACCTTTCCTTCTACTGGAATTTATCAAGTAATTGCAAATGCTTCATTTTATAGAAATGGAAATGATAGATATATAGAAATGCACATACAACATTCATCTAATGGTGGAGGAAGTTTTAATATTATGGCAAGAAATCAAGGATCAATTAATGATCAAAGTGCTAATACTTTTGATAATGTTACTGTTATAGCTCATTTAGATATTACAAATACATCTAATGACCAAGTAAGATTTAGAATTGAAGCTCCAGCTGATACTGTAATGAATGGAAGCACATCACAAAATGAAGGTCAATCATTTACCTTTGTTAGATTAGGAGACACATAAAATGGATATAGATTATTTTCAATTAGCTTTACATAAATTTAATACAGATAAACCTAACTGGTATGGTTGGAAAACACATGACGACAATGAAAATAAAATTCCTAACTCTGAACGTATGCAGTATAAATATATTAAGATTATTAAAGATGGTGCAACTATGCCAACTGAAGCAGAAGTAAATGCAAAGATACAAGAATTAAAAGATGCTGAACAAGCAGCAATAGATAAAAAAGCCTCTGGTAAACAGAAGCTAAAAGATTTAGGATTGGACGACGACGAAATTAAAGCGTTGATGGGAGCATAATATGGCATTAACTAGACTAGGACCAAATCAATCAGTAAACCTTACAAGCAATGTTACAGGAACATTGCCAACGGGTAATGGTGGTACAGGCGCAACTAGCTTTGCACCAGGAAAAGTTTTGCAAGTTCAATCTACTTTACTTCAAGCTGAATTTTCTACTACAAGTTCTAGTTTTGTAGATATTACTAATATGTCATTAACAATAACTCCAGCTTCAACCTCTAATAAAATTTTATTATTATGTAATACCAATACTTATCAAAATACAAATCAAGCATATTTTGCAATGAGATGGGAAAGAGCCATTTCTGGTGGATCAACAACTAATATTGGTCATGGTACTTATGGATTAACTTTTGCAAGGTCAGCACAAGCTCATGATTTTTGGGGAGGTGTTGGAATGACATATTTAGATAGTCCAAGCACTACATCTGAAATTACTTACCAAGCTCAAGCATCTACAACTGGATCTGGTCAAGTAAATATTGGAGTAAATTCATCAGATACAAACAGCATATTTGCATTGGAGATAGCAGGATGATTATAGAAGCAATACTTAAAATAGATCCTAACGCAGAAGTTTCTGTAAGTGGATCAGATATAAATACTTGTCAAATAATTTGGCACGATGATAATCCAAATAACATTACTAAAGCTGATATAGAAGCTAAGATAGCTGAGATGCCTACTGAAGAAGAAGAAGCTACCCAAACAGAAACAGATAAATCTTCAGGTAAACAGAAACTCAAAGATTTAGGATTAACCGACTCTGAGATAAAAGCACTGACAGGAGCATAATAGATGCTCGGCCTGACTTCCATATCTGGTGCTCCAATATCAACATCGTTCTTTAACCCGAACGTTACTGTTAATGTAACCGCTAATCAATTAACTCTTGCAATTGGTCAATCGTCCGCGTTAGCAGGAGCACTTGTATCACCAACAAAAAATCCATTAACTTTAGGTTTTGGTTCGTTAACAATTAGTGGAGCAGCTAATGTAACACCTACAGCTACGCCATTTACTTTAGGTATAGGCAATATTACAGTAACAGCAGCAGCTAATGTAAGTGTTACAAAGAATGAATTGACCATTAACACTGGAAGTGTTACAATATCGGCAGCGGCAAAAGTGTTACCAACTGGTTCGCCAATGACGTTAAGTATTAAAGATCCAGGTATTATTACTTGGAATGATATTAACCCAGGAGCAACAATGGTCTGGACACCAATAGACCCGTACTAGGAGAATTATGGCATCAAGTTTTTCAACAAATTCAAAATTAGAACTTATTACTACAGGTGAAAAAGCCGGTCTTTGGGGCACGATTACTAATACAAATTTACAAATATTAGAACAATTATCATCAGGTTATTTATCCACGTCTCAATTGGGATCTGGAGATTTAGCTTTAGCACTTGATAATGGTGCAACATCAAATGGTAAAAATCTATATATAAAGTTAACTGGTACATTAAGTGGAAATAGAAATGTAACTATACCAGATGGATCTGAAAGAATTATTATATTTGAAGATGCAACAACAAGAGGCACATCTTCATTAAATACAATAACAGTTAAAACTGTAACAGGAACAGGAGTTTTATTGCCAATAGGATCTACTTCTTTAGTATATTCAGATGGTACAAATGTTAGTCTTGGTATTCGTAACAAAGGTTATGTAACTTTAAACTCTTCAACAATTACAGCTTATACAGCAGTAGATGGAGATCAGATATTTGCAAATACAACAGCTAACCCAATTACTGTAACTTTACCTGCATCACCAGCAGTGGGATCTGAAGTTACATTTATTGATGCAAGAGGAACTTTTGCAAACAACAATTTGATTGTCAATAGAAATAGTCAACCAATAAACACAGGCACATCAAATCTAACACTAAACACTAACGGTCAAGCTTTTACATTAGTGTATGTAGACGCAACAAGAGGCTGGGCATTTAAGACTAACACGGCGTAAGGAGCACGGACCATGGCTCTTATTGAATATAGTTTTCTTCCGGGAATTGACAAACAAGATACAACTGCAGGTGCAGAAAACAGATGGATAGATTCTGATAATGTTAGATTTAGATATGGTCTACCAGAAAAAGTAGGGGGTTGGTCTTCTTTAATATCCAATACCATATGTGGAGTTGCTAGAAAACAACATGCGTTTGTAGATTTAAATGGAAATAGGTACGTGGCCCTTGGAACAGATAAGTTTTTACTTTTATATTTTGAAGGACAATTATTTGATATAACACCCTTAAAGGCAACACTATCATCTTCTACAATCGCAACAACTAATAACGATCCTGTTTGCACCATAACAACTTCTACATCACATGGTCTAGAACCAGGAGATATAGTTTTATTAGACAGCGTAACTTTACCTAGTGGTACAGGTTTTAGTGCATCAGATTTTGAAGATAAACTATTTCAAGTAACAACAGCTCCAACACCTACAACTTTTACAATTACACAAAGCAGTAATGCCGGTGGAACAGTTGCAACAGGTGGTAGTATTGCAGTCAAGCCTTATGAAAAAATTGGTCCCTCTGCACAAAACTATGGTTATGGTTGGGGCATATCTCAATGGGATGGATCTGTATCGGGTGCTGCAACATCAACTTTAAATGGATCTTTAAGTGCAAACTCTGCTGGTACAGGTGGTGTTGGTACAAACGTTACATTAGCTGCAACTACAAACTTTAGTGCTGCTGGTAGAATTTTAGTAGAGAGTGAGTTAATATCTTATGCATCTATATCATCACCTAATTTACAAAGTATTGTAAGAAATGTTAATGGAACAGATAACGCATCACACAACACAGGAACAGCTGTTACAGATGCTACAAATTTTTCTGATTGGGGTGAAGGTGTATTAGCCTCAGAAGTAACTCTTGAACCTGGTTTATGGAGTCTTGATAATTTTGGTCAAGTATTAATTGCAACCATTGCAAATGGTAAAACATTTACTTGGAATGCAGGAGCTGCATCACCAACAACAGTTAGAGCTTCTACATCTACATCTGGTTTTTCCACATCATCTAATCCAACAGCATCGAGAATAACTCTTGTATCACCAACAACTAGACACTTATGTCATTTAGGAACTGAAACAACTATTGGAGATACTACAACACAAGACGATATGTTTATAAGATTTTCTAATCAAGAAGACATAAATGATTATGCAGCAACTGCAATTAATAGTGCTGGTGATTTTAGATTACAAGATGGTACAAAAATTGTAGGTGCAATTAAAGCAAAAGAAACAATTCTAGTATTTACAGATAATGCATTGTACACAATGAAATTTATTGGTGCGCCTTTTACTTTTGGGTTTGAACAAGTTGGTACAAACTGTGGTTTGATAGGTAAAAACGCAGTTGTTGAAATAGATGGTGCAGCTTTTTGGTTATCACCAAATGGTTTTTTTATGTTTGATGGTACAGTTAAATCATTACCGTGTAGTGTAGAAGATTTTGTATTTGATAATTTTGATACAACAAAAGGACAACAGGTTGCAGCAGGTATCAATAACTTGTTTACAGAAGTTATATGGTATTATCCATCACAAGGATCTAATTTTAATGACAAGTATGTTGTATTTAATTATGGTGAACCTATGAAAGGTGGTGTTTGGTACACAGGAACAGAAGCAAGAACATCTTGGATTGAT